TTTTAAATACTCTGGCCCTAAGTCCAAAAGAAGAAACTTGCTTAGGCCCTCCGTATACAATTATAGACTGAACTAGGTCAAATCCATCACGATTGACCCTATAAATTTGATAATCTTTATTATCTTCTAAATTTGAAGACCCTGAAAGCTCAAGTATATCAAATTCAGAAATAAGATCTATTTCAGATGAAGATGGAAAATTAAAAACAGTCCTTGATTCACCATCTACGAAGGTATATGTTATAGTAGTGAAATCTATCAAAAGACTTCCCTTGTCATTACTCTCAAAATCGTCAGAAATAGAGCCGGTTCTGACTCTACCATTAGATGTTATATTTAGAATGGTATCTTTAAAGCCGACTGACTCGATATTTACGAGGTCTTCTATAGCTGACTGAACACTAGATGATGATATGGTTCCAGATACAGTACTGTTATCGAAGTAAATTTGACTTGCATTATGAGAGTTGTTTATGTCAGAAATATTATTTCCGCTATAACCAATGTGCCCATCATAGAGCCTCTCCATCGCCTGTTGAAGAGTTCCTGATTCTAAGTCTGTTGAGGCCAGGTCGGATATTGACGTGTCAGAGCTATCAACAGTGATTGCTATTGCGGAGTGCCTATTTAAAGCTGTAGGCTCAAGGTGAATTGAAAGTAATACTGATAAAGCATCTAATTCTTCTTTGATTAAATTAATTTCAGAATCTACAATAGATATCTCACTTTGAAGCAGCTTAGTTGGATAATCTAGATTTAGCTTTGATTCTTTTATTGAAGCAACTTTAGAGACATCAGCGTCTATAATCGGCCCGCTAAGAACATTAGCGGAGGTTAAGGCAGAAAGTAGGATATTACCATTTTCATCCAAAGTTCTTGAAATTCTGGAGGCAAGTGTGTTTCCCGAGGCACCCTGGGGGTTTATTCCCAGCGCAGCTTCTATTTTAAAAATTGCAGACCTTAGACTGTTAATAACATCAGAGCCAATTTCAGTTATATTATCTCTAACTGGAGGAATTTCTTTCGAGGTATCTAGTTGATTAGGATACTTGGAATTTGGCATTATAACGCTCCCACAATACCCTCTACAGAGCTGGTTTCGACCGAGTATCTGACGTAGTGCAGATCTTCACCAAACCCTGTTACAGTATTTCTTGTTATTTGAATATATATATAAAAATTATCATCTGGAATTATATTTAAAGAACCAACGTCGTATGACGACTGACCCAAAAGCGCGCCAAAAAGTGGCGGTGAAAAAGTTATCGGAGCAGCGAGAGTTCCAAGGAAGGTTCCAACTCCTCTAGAAGTTATACTATAAAAGTCTACAGTATAGCTAGAGTATAAAATTCCATTGCTACTGGTAAATAGCTGAAGTGAAGCCAATCTTTGGTCAAAAGGTATATTGAGCCTAAGTCTTGCAAATTGAGAGCCTACTCCAGCGTTGGTAAAACTAAGAGTTCTCCATTCTAGAGGTCCCAAAACTTTGCTTCCAAAGTTAACAGCATTGGGGGATGTAGATCCCATTGCAGCAGAGCTAACCTGATCAAAATAAATTAGTTTTGGAAATATTTTTGGAGAGCCATAAAGATAATTTGTTGATGTAGTATCCCCAGATACAATTAGATCATTAGATACTAGAGCATTGTTAATAATCTGAAGATTATCGCCAACATAAACGTTATTCTCTACTCTGTCTCCCCAGTCACTTCCGCCATCAATCATTGCAAGCCTTTGTGATTGCAGCGAGTTAAAATCATTATCAGATGAGTTTCCAATTATAGATATATTTGCGCCATTTGATGCGCCAGAGTTAAAGGTCAATATATCCTGACTAAATAAGGAACATCCGGAGCCGAACTTAGAGCCGGTAATTTTGTTAAATATAAACTTCATATTCTTAACTCTAGATGGTGTCGGAATATTGATTATTGGAAGTGAGTTTGAGCTTCTAACATTAAAGCTGCAACCTGAGACATTAAGGTTACCTTTATTCAATACAATATTATCTACCTCGTCTAGATCGATGCATCTATCCCCAACTTGAGTGTCTAAAATAGTCAGGCTATAATTACGCATATTGAACAATACATTAGACAGATTAACTTCGAAATTTAAACTATTGCTTAGAGCATCAGTAACTGTTAGGTCCGGAAGATAGACTCCGCAGTTATCTAAAACTAAATCTGAAAGTGAAACAGCTCCATCGGAAATTTTACTTATCGGTCTTCCAAATGTTACGGCACCATTTCCGGGAAATATTAGCTGGCCTCTAAATGTAAGCGTACCATCCGTAAACTGCTTTCTAAATCTGACAGATAATACAGAGGATGTACCTTCTCCAAAAATTTTCACAGGGAAGTCGAGAAGCATCCCGGCATCATAAGAGGAGTTGATTAACTGAGAGACTCTTTGATTTTTAGGCAGGGCGACCCAGGAAGAAATAGGTATAACACTTCCTCCAACATCTACGATTACAGAATGAATTCCTGATTTTAGATGTACGGATGGAATACCTGCGCTGGGGAAAAGCTGAGAAAATCTTCTTGCATAACTGATAGCCTTGGGAAGCTCTTTAAAGTGCCCCATACCGTCCTGGGCACTAACATTTATTGAGTTTAGAATTTTAAGGTCTATATTAGATATAAATAGCCTTAAATCAATCGTATTCAAGTTAACATTATCAAATTCTATAGTTGCCAAAACACAGTTCTGGTATACTATAGAGGCAAGGCCGCAAGAAGGTGTACATGGCAAGGCTGATATCTCGCCATCCTGATTTATAAATATAAATATCTTATCAAAACTTGAAGAATCAATATCTGTTATAAATGAGCTTGCTGATTTTCTCTGTATTAATCTTCCGTTAACATAGCATGAGCCGGAAGATACATTAAAGGAAAAGAGTCCGCCTGGAAGGCTACCGGAACTAATTTCTAAACCAGATACGACACCATTTGTTCTAAGATTATTAATCGGCTCCTCTAGCAGCTCAGACTTAACACCCTGAGATATATTATCTATGCTAACAGTTCCCCTAGGAACCTTGGATATGACCCTGGATGACTCGGAAGAGCCATCGAATCTGCCGTTAAAATTGTTAAATATAGCCCTAGATAGTAGAAGATTTGAGTCATCATTTATCGGCTCAAAGCCATAAACGATGGAGTTAATATCTCCGCCGAGCGATAGAATTCTTCCCGAAACCAGTGACACATCTGGAATAAAAATTCTAAGCCTAACATCCTCTGAGCCAGACTCTAGCCAAAAGTAATTATTTATTCCAATAATATCTACAGACTCCCCTGAGTCAAGAGAGACTAGGATGGAACCGCTGGCTGTTTCGGTTATATTTATCAAAAATTGTTTATCAGATACATCACCATCGAAGTCCACAACACTAAAGACGGAAGTGCTTAAAAAGATTTCAGATGAGTATTCTAATTTCTTACCGAAATAAATATCTCCATCTTGACTCATAAATACATCAGCGAGTGTAGACCCAAAAGTTGCAGAAACCTTATCAAAGGTTATTGAGTCAAATGAGCATGTGTTATTGTAAATTTGAATTCTAGTTGTATCTGTACTAAAGTCAGAAAAACCTACCGGAAGTTGTCCGGAGTTAATTGTAATCTGATTCGAAGTTATAGCCGTAATTCTGTAAGTACCATCATCAGAAGAGTTAGAGATATTGACAAGGCTTCCAATTCTAACTCCGGCAGAAATCAGATCAATGCCCGAGCTACTTCCCACAGTAAAAGAAGAAGGTGAAAAGCTAAATAGATTCGAGTCGACAATCTTGGACAAGCCACTCATTCTTTTGCCGGCTATATAGTAATTCTGGCCGAAACTACCATTTAATATTAAATCTTCGGACTCAGAGAATCCGCAGGCATCTATTCCTCCGTCGGAGCCGCGAGAAACCCTAATACTATGTGAATCATCTGAGCTTATTGGTAGATTATGAACTAGAGCTATAGATGAAAAATGTGAATCTATTCGGTAGGCGAGAAAGTTAAGGGCTCGCTCGGCGCACTGCTCATTTATTCTTGATACAATAGTATCAATACTTTGTTTCGTAACTCCAGTGGTATAAAGGTCTATTATTTCTGAAGAATCTTCATCTGTAGACACAACAATAAACCTATTAGATGTTGTTATCTCCATCGGCCTAACTTCATTGCTAATAACAGCTGGAGAATCAGGATTTGCAATCTGAATTGTTCTAGAGGAAGTTAAAGTTGCCTCTTCACGAACTGAGCAAACTAAAGAAGAGTTTAGAAATTTCTGTCTAAGGTTTTTGGTTATTTTAGCCCTACTTAGAGAAGTAGAGTTAAAGTTCATAATTCCAAAAACCTTAACGGAATCAAGATTTCCAAGGGTCTCAACGAAACTCTCTACTTCAAACTGAACCTGGTCCAATCCAAGCGAAGCATCGGAAATTGTCAGAATATCGCCTCTTTGAATCTCAATAAGAATTATTGGCGTAGGCTGGGTAAAGGTTATCTCAGAAATTCCATTATTTGTGCTAAGACTTTTAACAAAAGATACCGGCGAGCTCTCAACCAGCTCTTCACCAAATAGTCTATCGCCGGGTGAGAATGCCACACCACGCTTTAGAATACCATTGGAGTGGTGCAAGTCTTGGTGTTCAAGCTGTCCATCACTTGATGTTCCGGCGATCTCTTCTATCGCACCCTGAACGCTATTGGACATAATAATTTCTGGTAAATTAGAGTTATCAAAAAATATCTGACCTGCGGAATGAGAATTATTATCTTCGGATATATCACTTCCGTTATAAGATATATGCTGATCCATAAAAGAATTAAATGTGCCCTGAACAGAGCCGGCGGCAAGCTCCTGAAGAGACTCGGGCGAGCCTGAAGGCTGGTAGGCAGATACCGATATAGAAGATGCCGGGTGCCTATTCAGGGCCCCGGAATTGATATGCGTAGATAGAGTTACGGATAAGTTTTCCAACTGTGATAAAATTACATCAAGTTCAGAGTTTAAAGATGATATTTCGCTCTGCAGCAATGATGTTGGAAAATCAAGCCTTAACTTAGACTCCCTAATTGAAGCGACAGATGAGACATCATTATCAAGTATTGGACCGCTCAGAATATTTGACGTAGATAAGGCATCAATCTTAATGTTCCCATTTCCGTCAAGTGACTTGGATATTCTTTGAGCTACTGTGTTTCCTGCAGCACCCTGAGGGTTTATGCCTAATACTTTTTCAATATTAAAGATTGCCGACCTAAGGCTATTGATAACCTCAGAGCCTACCTCTAAAACATTATCTCTAACCGGAGGTATCTCTACTGAGGTATCTAGAGCCTGTGGATATTTTGATTTTGGCATCTTAACTCTCTAATTAAAATCTAACTTTAAAAGTGTTAGGCTGGTTTTGTGGCGTCTCTACATAATCATCAATCTTATCTGCAATCAGAAGAGAGCCTATCGTGATACCAATTCCGACACCCAAGAAGACCCACTTCTCTACCTTATGGCCACGCTCCCTCTTTTCGAGTCTAACAACTCGGTCTCGATCTAGTTCAATAGTACTTCTATATGATGTTATTTGTCTATCTTTTAAGTCTATTATTTCTAAATATGAGTCTATTTGCTTTCTATTGTTGCTGTCTAATTTTCTTAGCTCACTAACTAGTTGTTCACCTTTGGATATCATATCTTCTAGTTCTAGAATTTCTTTTCTCAGCTCTTGAGCTTCATCAACTGAAAAAACTACTGAGTCATTTTCTATAATAGTTCCTCCCTTGACGAACTCCGCAGAAAATGATTGAGTAGTTAGTAATAATAGCAATAGAAATTTCATAACTCTATATCAAATATTACCATAGATTTAGATAGTGATGAATTCTTACAAATCTATGCTAATTCTTCCTATATCTGGTTCCGGAAATTCAAAATTATCAGGGTTAAGGATAGACTCCAGCTCATGAATATCGACCATAATTTTCTGTTCAGAGTGTTCGGCGGCAATTTTCAATTCGGAGTCGTCTTTTGATATCTTAAGAATCAAATTTGATATCTTTTTGATATTAGGGCTCTTGCTTTCTTTAAGTAGTAACAAAAGATCATTTATGGCAGACATTACTTCCCTCTTTTATTAAAGAAATCTTCTAGCTCTTCCATGCTTATATCATGATAGCCTTCTGACTCTTTCTTTTCAATATACTCTATTTTCTCTCTAATGAGTTCTTCTTCTTGGGCGAGGCTCTTAATTTTCTCTTTCTTATGATCGACATTACGCTCTAGCATTACACTATACATTTCGTGTCTGACTCTGTCTAATTCATAATTAATCTTATCTTTTGACCTCATTTTGTTCCTGGCTAATAAAAGGAAAAAGAACCCGAGGAGTCCGGCTATAAGGCCGAGCGCTATTGATATATTGGTCTTAATATTTTTGATAAATGATTTCAATTTAGAAGCCTTTTTTAATTCTGCATGCACATTCTGTGCCAGAGCCAGTAGGCTCTGGGCTATAGCATGTTGACACTTGTGATGAATCTTCGGGGATACCTTCGTAAGCATTAAGTGATGGTACTTCTAACTTTGAATCCGTCCATCTTCTTGATACATACGCGGTAAATGTTGAACCTAAGTATACTGCCATAACCGAGCTGTCTAGTGACTGAAACGACACTGAAAATCCGCCAAAAGATAGGCTGGTAAAAGTTGATAGTATTACGTTTAAAGAAACAAATACAAAAGAAAAGAATGCAAATGTTAACATTGCATCAGGCTTGCCATTTGTATTTTTTAGCCATCTTGGTCTTAATTTCATTTTATCTCCTAAATTCTAGGCCTTATCCTAGAAAGATCGATTGGGTAAGTATAAGCTATGTCAGTTTTATCAAGTCTTTTTAACGAAACTCTTTGCCTTCCATATCTTCTATTTATTATTTTTTCACGAGAAACATTTAAAACTTCATAAATAAATTCTCTGTCTTCGGTGTAGTCAAATCTAAGAACCATATCTCTGTCTCTGATCGATGGCATGGCCATAGTCCACGCGCTAACATCAAATTCCTGCTGAAGACCCTCTTTTTCTCCATACATTAGATCTTCTGTCGCTTCATCAAATGACATCAGGACTCTTCTATCCTGCCTTCTTAGGTTTTCAAATTGATTAAAGCCGCCAACATATCCTGTTCCGTAACAGATATTACAGCTTCTAATTTTTGGGCTAACCTTTCTGCTGTTTACGCAGCTACATGTTATTCCGTCCCAAATCTTTTTAAGTAAAATTACCGGCTCTCCTGTGACTCCAAGAAGAACCTCTTCTCTATCGAGCATGGTATCATAGATATTTAGACCTCTCCAGCCGTTAACTTGACCGCCCTGGTAACTTCCGCAGTCGTTAACCCCATTCAAAACCTGATCGGGCATCGGATCATGCCAGCCACAAAAATCAAATCCCTCATGAAAAATTGCATCGTTATCTGAATAATCGTTTACGACAACGCCCTCACCCTTTAAAAATCTATCAAAACCATAGCCATCATGAAAAGTGGGGGTCGACATAATTATTACAGTATTTGTATCAACGCACTTTGTATAAATTTCAACAGTGTCTCCAGGCATATAAAACCCCGGAACTGATCCGAAGAACCCTCTGCCTTTCTCAGACACATTAAAGATATTACTTTCCCGATCTATGCTATCATATCTTATTACTTCTCGACCAACAAATATGGCACCGGCATCAGGGTATCCTTCAGTGGAGCTTACTGGTATTTGCATAGAAGCTGAAGAAATCATAGAGGCTACCTCTATTGGCTCGGGAAGAAGATAAACACCATCTTCTAACGAGATCATTCCGTTGAGGTTAAATATGCCAGTCTCTATCTCTAAAGCTCTAGCTCCAAAAGATAGCGTTTCGCCAGTTTCAAGACCCGCAATTGTAAAGTCGGAAGCTTCAGACGTTGCTAGATATTTTGGATTGTCAAAGACATTTAGCCGGTACGAGTCTTGATAAATTATAACAAAAGAATCATTTCTATAATGACTTCTAACCGGAGTTCCCCACTCAAGATAGAGGGAATTTCCATCACCAACATCGGAAACTCTATTTATTCCCTGATAAAACCCAGCGAAACCTCTGCTTAGAAGTGTCGGCTCCAAAGTTCCCTGGGGCTGAACATCAACTATAAAATCTAAACTTTCAGATAGGGTGTTGCCTAAAGTGTCAGATACACGATACTTTAAGTTGTAGCTTCCATTCTTAAGGAACCCTATTGGATCAATTCTAACCATCAAAATGTCTTCTTCGAAAACTATATCCGTAAGAGAGCCGTTAACATCAGGAATTGATATGCCATTGGAGATATATGCAAGCTTATTTATAGATACCTCTAGGCTGCTAACATCTATGCCGTCTATAATATCTTGAAACTCAAAGAATAAAAACTGAGGTGTGGTTATTACACCACGATTACCGGGGCTAGAGGATACAAGTATTGGCTCATCTGGAATTATTTTAAAAGAATAATTGAAATTAAAATAGGCACCATCAGTATTTTTTATTTGAATCTTTATATCGTAATTTTTACCCAAAGACATAGATTCTTCTGGGTCTATTATTATATCATAGCCTGTTCCGTTATGAGTTATAGATGAGTCCTGCCCATCAAAACCATTTGAGAAAATCTGATATTCTATTGCGGCAACTCCCCTTATCTTAACAATAAGGGTAGAAATATCAATATCGGAGCCTTCTGAAATCAGAGAGAACTCTATTACTGAATCTGGGGAGATTAATCTTTCGCCACGCGAAGGTGATAGTGCGTCCAGAGATATCATACTGCCTCCCTACGGTATAAGTATAAATTACTATAATATAATAACTTAAATATTACAAGATTAAGGCGCAGCTCTATACTCTATCCATCAGCTCTTCTTTCTTCTTCTCAACCTCATCATCTGGAATTTCGTGATATTCAATTAAATCTTCGACATATTCTTCGGCCTCTTCCGCGCCCACAGCTTTTGCCTCATACTCAACCTGATACTGAAATGCCTCTAGCTCGTCATCTCTGTCTAGGTATTCTTTTCCTTCAAATTGGTCCATATTTGTTATCTTCATATGCTGAACTGCATGGACCAGTTCATGTATTGCATACCTCATAATTACTTCGAAATCTTTTGAGATAAGATTAGAGCTTAAAAGTATGGCTCCATCAATAGTCTTGGCTGACGCCTCTAGATCATCTTCGAATTCTATAGAAATTCCATCTAGAATATCTATGTCAAAGCCGTACTCACTGCAAATATCTTTTGCAATATCCTCATTTCTAAGCTCTCTTTTTACTTTCGCAATAAGCTCAATATTATTCTGAAGATCTGTTTTCGCCTTTTTTACTAAAATTGTAATCATTACTTATCTTCCGTTTTTTTCTTAGCCTTATATGCATACTTACTTTTCAAATCTTTTTTATACTTTAAATTTCGAGAATCTATATTTTGAACAAGCTCCTCCACAATTCTAGATATTCTCTCTTCGAGTGCGATAGTTTTTTCCTTTAGAGAATCTATCTCGTCCTCGCTGCTTTCGTTAGAATTTACGGCCATCTTGGTCTCCAATTTTAGACTCAGGGCGAAGCAAAAATTTAATTTTCTCCAAAGCCAGAGCCAGGTCGGTTATAGTTTTATTATAAGTTTCGAGTAAGGTTTTTAATTCAGAAACTCTGTCATCATTAACTTTCTGAAGTCTTTCCTCCAAATCGTTTCTAATAACTTTATTTACGTCACTAACATTAACATGAAGCTTACTCACTGATATTTCAACTTTATTAATGGATTCTTCTAATGATTTTCTAACATACCACAATCGAACGCCATCAGAGTCTTTGACATCGTGCCACTTATGAAGATCATTAGTTTTTATCCCTATATCAGCAACACTTTCTTCTACTTCTTCCAACTCTTTCAGTATTCTGGTGGTATCAACCGTGCTTATGATGTGAAAATTTTTAATCATCGGTTCAATAGACTCAAGATGCTTTAAGGCCACAGACTGCCTCTCTTTAATTTCTTCGATTGTATTTATCAGCTTATTTATATTTATATTTTTATCATCAACGTCCTTCTTTTCAGAGCTCATATTTGTATAGATGAGCTTCTCTCTGAACGCAATCCACACTAAGGATATCGCCAAAAGCAATCCAAATATACCGCCAGAGTCGATTAGATATGATATAATCTTGTCCATCTTTAAGTTATCCTTCTTGACCTCAGGTGCCTAAGTCTGGTAACGGCAGGTGCTGCACTAGTTAGGTTACTATAGGTTCCATAGCTTCTTGGGCCGGGCCTAATACTGTTCTTAATAAACTTTAGTCTCTCACGATAGCTGGAAAGCCAAGTACCATACTGGGACTGCAAAAAGTCACCAAGCTGGGGCGGCTGATAGCTAACTCCGCCATCAGTTATTGTGAAATCTCTTCCCTTCTCAAGAATTGACTGGGAGGCTAGAGCAAAAACATAAGCTCCCTCCACGATTATCTGAGAAAAAAGATTCTGAATTATCTGGTCGGAAAAGGTATACGCAGTGAAGAAGGGTGTTGAGTTAAACTCTGACAATGCCTGCATTAAAAAACATATTAAAACATTATCATCGAAAACACTACAATCTTCTGTTACTGGACTTCCGTCGGCATCCAGAACAAAAGCACCATTAATATCTCTTACGGGCTTTTTACCAACAGAAAGAAGTCGCATTTTTAGAAACTTTAATAAAATATTAATTCCATATATTTCTTCTTGGCAAAAATCAAAAGAAACCTCATCGGAAATAGATATTTTGCCAGGTCCGGTTGTTGCTGATATTCCGGAAGATGGAGTTATGACATTAAATCCAAAAGAGGTAACCAGCTGAGCCTTATCAATCTCAGCAGTCCAGTGATCTACCCAGGTTCCGGCATCACCAGACGGCGGAACTCTGAAGGTATATTGATACAGCCCATCACCAAGATAATCTATATTTTTATTAGTGGCCTCAAGAACAACATTTCCATCAAGATCAGTTATCTGAATTGACGGAGTTTTATCTGCAGAAACTTTATCTCCGCAAGAATCATAATATTGAATCTGTAGGGCAACTTCCTGCCCCTGGACTGCTGAATCTCTAGGGTTGCATGGCATATATTCACCTACTTTGTATATAGAATTTTTTTAATTGTTCTTATCGCACTATCAAATTTAGAAAAATCACTATTGACATATGCAAGTGATAACTTCTCTGAGCAATTATCATAATCACAGAGAACAAGCTCAAACTTTCCAGATGGTAATTTCTTGGCTCTCTCCAGCGTTAAGCCATTAATAACTAGGTAGGCAGCCAATGAAAGATCTGAAGTTATAAAGAGATTTTTCTCCATAGTATAAGCCCTCACTATACTTTGAATTTTATTAATAGTTATTTTTCTGCTTTTCAAGCATCTTTCTATGGCTTGAACAAAAATCAAAATTTTTCGGAGCTTGTCTTTTGCATTGAGCGCCATCTGATTTAGTGTATCCGCAGTTTTTAATATCATTAGGGTTAAATACCGGGCCATTATCAGTAGATTCTTTTTCCAAATCATCATTTTTTTCAGCAATAGCTTCTGGTTCTTCAGCAGTTTTAGTTTCATTAGAATGCTCTTCGGTATGCTCGTCAGCTTCCTCTAGCACCAAGAAACCAGAAGTTAAGTCATCATCAGATATCACAATAGGCTCATCAACAACTTCTTGTGATGGCTGCTCAGTCAGGCCATCGGTCATTTTCTGAAGCTCCATTCTTTCAAACTGCTTTCTAGCTGAAACCATATCGGCTATATCTTCTTCGAATTCAAAAAAATCATCGAAATCAGACTCATTTTCTTTAGAAATGTCTATAGAGTTAATTCCCCTTCTTAGGGCTTCCGTTGGCCTAACCTTCTCTTTAAGAGGCTGACCTTTTATAAATTTAAGTCGTCTTTGTAATTCTTCTCTAGTCATTACTTACTCCTACAAATATATTATCAATATTGAATATGGCTTCAATTTTCTCATCTTCATTAAACATTTCAAATATTTCATCTACTGATAAAGATTTATATACTTCTTCACCGCCTAATTTTTTCAGCATGGTAAACCAAACATTTATTTCTGGATAAGTTGTACAAAATATTTGTTTTCCAGGCTGATTTGTTTTTTGAAATGTATAAATTTCTTTTTCAATACTGTGAATTTTTTGCAATCGAAACCCCATTCTTTCAAATATTTTAATCTTCGGCCTATTAGATTCAGGTATCCTATCTATAATTGTTTTAAAAACCGAATTCATTTATTCTCCATATTTAATATTCGTAGAATCAAATATAAGCATATTACTGTTATCTTAATCATTAATAAATAAAAAACCCCAGGTGTTGTCACCTGGGGTTTTAAGCTATATAGCTAGACTAAGATTAGTCAGTTACGAAGCCGGATGCACAACCGCGTGGGTTGACGATGCCAATTCCGATTATTTCGGAAACAACCCAGCCAAGCTTTAGCTGCTTAGGCTCATCGGCAGGTAGAACTTCGATGTCCTGTCTAACAGGCATGACACCAACGAACTCTGGATCGGCAGCGGCAAAGACTTGTCTAGGAGGAACAATCTTGGAGACGATGATATCGGCACCGAAGATGTGACCATATAGACCGGTCTGAAGAAGCTCGCGCTGAGTAACGGGGTCTACCTGTGAGGCACCTGCTGCACCAGCAGATTCCCAATTAAGCATATCAGTGAACTGGTTAATGTTCATGAAGTACTTGGCGGTAACGTTGTCCCAGCGGTCAATCTGACGCTTGAGGCTTAGAAGACCCGTCTTAGAGAGCTCGGTTGTGACAGTGCCATTATCGAGAGTCTGTAGGGTATTTACGCCACCGCGAGCGGCATCGGAAGCAAAGTCAAGCGCAGCAAAGACGTTAGAGTCCTCTTGTGCCTGAATTTCCTGGCGAGCCTTCTGCTGAGCACGGTCGATTACATTGAATCTACGGCGCTTAACTTCTGCGATACGTACTGTTGGGTTAGAAACAACTTCGAACTCAGGAATAGAAACTCTATCGCCGAATACGCGAGACTCTGGAACAGAACCGTTACTAGAAATAACAGTTGCTGCGACATCGATATCACGGTCATAAACTGCAAGAGCACCCTGCGGTAGAGGATCTACAACAAGAGCCTTACGGCCTACACCCTGATAGTCAAGGTTTCTACGAATAGGGTTGGCCATGGCCTGACCGAGAGCAATTTTGCCCTCAGTTGTGGACATTGCTTCGCTAATCATCTGGTCCCTCTGGGCCTCATTAAACGATGGCGAGTCAGACAAAGCTGAGCTTGAAGGGCTTAGCTCATCAATGATTGAAGCGTACTTAACAATCTTTGATAGAGCGTCCTTGACACTACCTGCGCTTAGTTCGCCTTGAGTATTAAAGAAATTAGACATAATATTAATCTCCTAATTATACAGCGCTAACGCCGAGCAAGTAGACTGCGCAATGCTCAACTTGAGCGGCACCGGCACCTGCGAATTGGTTGGTTGTTGAGACAAGTGACGTATCAGCCACAGAGCCTAGTGAAAGAGCGACGCGAGCGCCAAAGGCACCGCTTCCGCCAGAAGCAGCAGAGGAAATCTTGCCATCGACAGTGCCGTTAGCAGTGCTTCCAAAGAGAGCGGTATTGAGTCCGGCAACCGCACCAGCTGCTGTAAAGTCAGCGGTGGTACGGAATGCATCAGCAGTTACGCCGTAAAGACCTGGCTTAGTCCAGAGGGTGGCCTTACCAGAACCGAGAACGGTCGAAGGTCCGATAACAACTGCACCAACGGTAGGCTGGCCACCGACGCCGGTTCCCTGACCAACAGAACCTCCGATGATCTGACCGAGCATTGTTCCATAGCCTCTGCCGCCAAGGCCAGATGAGCTGCCCTCGTCAACAAGTCCATAGACCTCTATTGGCGCGGTAACTCCACCGGAAACAACTGAGTCAAGCTTAATGTGAATAGATGGGCCCTGATTGAAAACATCAGCAGCATATCCGTCTGTGGCGAAATCGATAGCCCTAAAGGTACCGACCTCTCCGCCGCGAACAAGCGCAACATCGCTGTCTTCGAGGTCAAACTGACCCAAGGGCTCAATTCCTGGTTGTAATAGAATTAACATATTCTAATTCTCCATAAAAATTTTATTGAAAGTGCGTAATGAAGAAATTTCCATTACACGTTTGATGAAATATTATTGATTGCTTCATCGATCAGATCAGATAGCTCCGTCATTCCTGACGAATCTAGAGAATCTGCTAACTTAACTAAACTCTTAATAACGTATGCATGCTTTCCACGAAAATTACCAGTTGGCATGCTTAGTGCTACATTCTTTCCTGCCCTTTGCTTTTCGATTTGATTTTCAACCAGACCACCATTACCCATAGACTCTGCGAGACTTACTGAGTAGGGGTGGGCGGTTCCAATCAAATCGGAGCCAGATCCATTGTGAATTTCATAGAGTTTTGCAAAATCTGCCTCAGTTTTCTTTGGCTTTTCATCATACATGCCTTTAAGCCCTGTATAATATGACTTAGCATATTGGTCACCAAGTTCGCTTAGAGCGCCCTGGTAGTATTCATTGGAATTTTTATCTGCTTTCTTTTGCATTTTTAAAAAATATCCTCGTTATTTAGAATAACACTTGACTCATAACAATTAGCAGGTTTTTTTGTAAAATATTAATTTTTGTGTAATTTTTTTAAAAAAATCTTTATATGTCGATAATTAATGCTAAATTACGTCTTTAATGGCCCGATCAACAAGATCAGATAGCTCTGATAAACCCGAACTGTCCAGTTCGTCGGCCAGTTTAATCAGGCTGTTTAGGGCATATATATTTGCCTCTCTAGCACTCTTTCTTCCGGGCTGCCCATCGGTATAGTCACCAACATTACCTCGGTAATGCTTTAGGGCGTTCTTCCACTCGCTAAATCTTTTCCGACCAACCTTTGGAATATTATCTCTTATAAACTTTCTTAAGTCAGACCTGCTGAATATTTTAGCTCGATATAGATAGAGCATGGCCTCAAGATAATTTGAGGACATATCGCCTCTTCTTGGAAGAAACCCTCCCCAAACATTATCCGGGTCTACGAAAGATAGACCTTCAGGTGATTGAATAACCTTTCTCAGTATCCTAGGCGCGGCGCTTCTAAATCCAGGACTGTAACCACTAACATCTACTGGTACGCCCAACACGTCAATTACCGCGGCACTATTAGACGGAGCTGCTTTGGGTTTAGCTTCTACGCCTTCTGCCTCTGGAATAGCTAGGCCACTAGTATCTGACGGCTTGCCTC